AGATAATACCCATTGAAAACAAATACAAGCTTTATCTTAAAAAATTTAAATTAACCAAAAAACAACACGAGTTTTTAAAAATAGCATTTGACAAAAATACTAAAATAGTTTTTGTTTCTGGTCCAGCAGGATCATCCAAAACTTTTATTTCTATTTATGCGGCTTTGCAGCTGTTTAATATGAACATGAATCAAGACTTGTTTTATGTACGCACAATAGCAGAAAGCGCCGATAGAAACTTAGGAAGCCTTCCGGGAGATGTGCACGAAAAGTTTAATCCTTTTATGATGCCAATGCAAGATAAGCTGTCTGAATTATTAGAGCCAAGTCAAATAAAAATGCTTTTAGATGAAAAAATTATTCAGTGCGCGCCAATTAATTTTTTACGAGGCGCAAGTTGGGCGAACAAGCTTATTGTTGCTGACGAATGTCAAAATTTTACTAAGAAAGAGCTGGTTACATTAATCACCAGAATCGGCGAAAACTCTAAGTATTTTATATGCGGAGACCCGATGCAACCGGATATTAACGGAAAGACGGGCTTCACTTCTATCATGAATTTATTCGATGATGAGGCATCTAGAGAAAAAGGAGTGTATACCTTTAAGTTCACTAAAGAGGACATTCTCAGAAGTGAAATTTTAAAATTTATTGTAAATAAACTAGAAAACAACCCAATAGACTAAATTATAAAAAATGGCTAGTATATTTTGTCCTGAGTGTGGAGCCAAAAACGGCTACACTTTAAAGAAACCCAACTTCTGTCAAAGCTGTGGGGAAACATTTGCGGCGTTCGGTATGACGAACGCTTCTGTGTCTAAACCTAGTCTAAGGGCAGCAAACGGGAAAAGTGATGATGAAAGGGTTCCTAATTTATCCAAACTAGAGTATGAAATAGAGATGCCTACTTCAACAGTAACGCTCGAAAGTTTAGTGAAAAATCCTCTCAATCCTGATGATATACAATATAGCAGTGACGCTAAAGAAAAATATCAGAGGACGACAGAAGAAGAATTCGCAAAAAAATCCCAAGCTGAATGTAGCTCCTCCCGTGGAGATTTTAAAGACGTTGGCGACGGTGGCGAAAGATAAGAAAGAGACTTACGAAGATAAATTTGAGGTAGTCGATAATGAAATAAGAAAGCGGTATTACAAATGGCATCTTCATGCTTTGGCATGGTTAGATTTCGATGACGTATCGCAAATTATTCGAACTCATATTTATAATAAGTGGGAGCAATGGGATCAATCTCGCGCTATAGAACCGTGGATAAATAAAATTATTTCCAACCAGCTGAAAAATATATTGCGTAATAATTATTCTAATTTTGCTCGACCTTGTATTAGCTGCAAGTACAATCAATCCAAAGAACAAGGTCACGGTCAAATTTCCAATTTATGTTCTTTTACTCCTACGGGTTTACAGTCTAACGAGTGCGATCTATATGCCAAATGGGAAAAGACACGCAAACAGGCTTATGATATTAAAATACCAGTTTCTTTAGAGACAAATTATTTTGATAGATATACTGTACCTGAAGATCATTATAGTATAGGAAATGCGGTCAAGTCGCTTCACTTATTCATGAGGCAATATTTGAACGATCGCCATTTTATAATTTATAAAATGTTATTTATTGATCATATAGATGAGGAAGTGGTGGCGAAGGTACTAGGATACAAAAGTAATGAAAAGGGGCGAAAGGCGGGTTATAAACAAATCAAGAACTTAAAGAATTTTTACAAAAAGGTTGCAAAAAAGATATGCACTGAAACTGATATATTTTTCGAATGAAAGAGTACGTTCTAACAAAAGAGGAAAAAGAAAAAAGCCTAAAATTGTTTGAAGAGCTGGAGGGCGACCTAAGCGAATGCACCAAACAATTATTCAACGACCTAAACGAAAAGGGGAGTACGGTTAGAGGAAGGGCTTTGAGAAAGTATTGGGTGGACAGGGGGCTAAGTTATAGAACCAAAGTAAAAAAAAGAGTAGTCAAACACTTTTTAACTGATAACGAAAAATCTTTTGCCAAACAACATTACTCCCCTGAGATGACTAAGCTAGAAGTAGGGCAACTTTTATGGCCCGAGGAATCTAGGAGCAAAGGGTTTGCGGAGACTGAAAAGTTCATTGCACTGTGTGAATATATTGGAAATGAATTTTCTTCTCTTACTAATTTACGAGATGACGCAGCTGGAGAAAAGTATACTCCTCCCCACATTCTTACCACGGCCATTAAAAGACTAAACAAGGTTGCTTCAAAGGAGTTTGAAATTTCCAAAATAAACATGCAGGATAAAAAATGCGTTGAGAAGTTAATTACCTATTTGAACGCACCACGGTTTTTACAAGTGATTAATTCATATATAACAAAGTTAAGCCGTGAACTTTTCGAGTCGGAGTATATTCGGAGTACTTGGGATAAGCCAGATTTAACCGCGGACGAACTAAACCTTTATGTGAACGTATGTATGGATTATGTTAATTTAAAAGAAATTGAGCAGCATAAACAAAAACTGAACTTAATGTTTGATGACACGGAGGGTCAAAACGAATTAACGATGAGGTTGACGGAGATGCTTAAAACAAAAGCTGAAGAATATAATCAATGTATTAATCGTATTGACAGGATGCTTGCCAAGCTGAATGGAGAAAGAGCCAAGAGGGTGGCGAACCAAGTGCAAAGAAACGCCTCTATCATTTCATTGGTTCAGCTTTTTCAAGACGAGGAGGAACGAAAAATAATGATTAAGATGGCTCAGATGCAAAAACAAATTATTCGAAAAGAGGCCAACGAAGTTGAAAAAATGCCAGACTGGAAGTCCCGTGTGTTGGGTATTAGTAAAGAGGACGCAATGTAATGGAAAGAATATGTACCATAATTTTCCCTTGCGCTGAATGTAAAAAAGAATTTACTAGCCGAGCCTCTTTGCACAAACACCTAAAGCAGCACGATTTAAATTTGGCTTCTTATTATACCAAGTATCATCCACGTCTCAACAAGCTCACGGGAGACCCCCTTCCCTTTAAGAGGTTTGATGAATATTTTGAAAGAGATTTTTCAACAAAGCAGCAGATGTTTAAGTGGTGCAACCAGCACCCCAAGGAAGAGGTGAAGAGATATGCTCTTTCCATACTCGAAAAGCGGCAGCTTAAAAAGAAAAGAAAATATGGACCTTTTCATTTGGAAACCAAAAACTCTTTCATGCCATCTATTAAAATTTACCGAGAATTATTTGGGAGTTATAAGGCGGCATGCGAAACCATCGGCTGCGAGCCACTATACAACAGTAAGATACCCAAAGATTTTTTTAATACCCCACCTCCATCGGACCTTACTATTGCCATTGACACAAGAGAACAAAAACCTTTAAGCTTTGAGGAATGCGAAAGTGAAATGCTTAAGTTGGACATTGGAGACTACACGGCTTTGGGGGAATACTATGATTATACTTTTGTAGACAGAAAGTCAGGAAACGATTTGCAAGGGACGGTGGGCAAGCATAACATAGAAAGGTTCGAAAGGGAGATAGAAAGGGCTCAGGAGATGGGTGCGTATTTGTTTGTGGTGATAGAATCGAGCGTCGAAAAAATGATTAAAGAAAACAAGATTTTCAATCGTAAGGCAAACATGGATTATACCTTAAGGCAAATTAAAGATATTTCTCACAAGTATCCGCGTTCGTGTCAATTTGTTTTCGCTGAAGATCGAAAAGGGTCGGAAAAACTTATACCACGAATTCTGATGGCAGGCAGAAAAATTTGGCAGACGGACATGCAATACTTTCTAGACAATAAATGAGCTGGACTGAAGGACATCAACAAAGGCGATGCCGCCAGCTAAGAGGCAATGATGATTTGTTGAAATTGGAAGGCTTTTTAGAAGAAAGGGAAGCTAGGCTCGCACTTTATGAATTTCTAAGAAACAATATAACCTTTACTACTGATTTGATTTTAGGGGTTAAGCTTTTTCCGTTCCAGCATATGGCTATCAAGTCTATGTTTGAAACGGATTATTTTTTAGGAGTGTGGGCGCGCGGTATGTCAAAGTCTTTCACAACAGGGGTGTTTGCCGCTTTAGATGCGGTATTAAACCAAGGGGTGGAGATAGGGATATTGTCCAAATCGTTTAGACAGGCAAAGATGATTTTTAGGAAGATTGAAGATATAGCGAACAAGCCTGATGCTGTGCTTTTCAGACAATGCATCACAAAGACATCAAAGAGCAATGACGAGTGGTTGATGGAAATTGGATCTAGTCGCATTCGGGCTCTTCCGTTGGGGGACGGAGAAAAGCTTCGTGGGTTTCGTTTTCATCGAATAATTATTGACGAGTTTGCGCTCATGCCTGAAAGAATTTACAACGAAGTTATTGTGCCGTTTTTAGCCGTAGTAGAAAACCCCACTCAGCGGGACGACCTTTTTAAATTGGAAAGCCTCCTTATAAAAGAAAATAAGATGACGGAGGGGGAGCGCCATGTGTGGCCAAATAATAAATTGGTAGCATTATCGTCTGCTTGTTACAAGTTTGAATATCTTTACAAGTTATATACTCAGTTTGAGCATCTGATAACACTACCTAAGCAAAAAGACAGGGCTTCGCGTTGCGTGATGCAGTATAGTTATGATTGCGCCCCACAACAGCTGTACGATCGAAATTTAATTACTCAAGCTAAATCAACAATGAGCCAATCTCAATTTGAGCGAGAGTTCGGCGCAACTTTTACTGATGATAGTTCCGGATATTTTAAGACGAGTAAGATGGCGCTATGTACCGTTTCCGACGGGGAACTTCCCTGTGTAGAAACACAAGGGGACCCTTCCGCTGAATATATTTTGGCATTTGACCCTTCGTGGTCACAAACTGAAAGTTCAGATGATTTTGCTATTCAAATATTAAAGCTTCATCCCGAGGAGCACAAAACTACATTGGTTCACGGTTATGCACTATCGGGAGCTTCCCTTAAACACCATATAAATTATTTTTTGTTTTGTTTGCAGAATTTTAATATAGTGGCTGTCTGTGGTGACTATAACGGAGGGGTACAGTTTTTACAAGCTTGCAATGAAAGCGAAACTTTCAAAAGCAAAAACTTAAAACTTAAAACAATAGAGGTGGGACTAGACAAGCCAGAAGAATACCAAAACGACCTTAAGTCTTATAAACGACAATACAACAAATCTGACTATCAGTATGTCATCTTAAGGAAACCTACGAGCAATTGGATTAGGCAAGCCAACGAATTACTTCAAGCAAATTTTGACCACCTTCGCCTTTATTTTGCGAGTAGGGCAATGGACGACTCTTACACAAAACAAAAAAACAAGAGCATTCCTATCCTAGATATTAAATTTTTACGCACAAGCGAAGAAACCAAGCAAACACGGGGAGCAAAAATGATTGATTTTATTGAACATCAATCAGATATGATAGAATTAACAAAAAATGAATGCGCTCTTATTCAAATAACGACCACTGCTCAGGGCACTCAAACATTTGATTTGCCTTCCAATTTGCGTCGGCAGAGTGGACCAGACAAAGCCCGTAAGGACTCTTATTCGGCGTTGGTTTTGGCTAATTGGATGGCTAAAGTCCATTTTGATTCTCTTAGTGTCCAACAGGAACATGTTATAGAAACATTCGTTCCAGAGTTTATAATGTAAAGAAAGTAACTTTCAAAGTCACTTTGATAACTTTAAGTGTAATTTATTTTTAACATGGCTGAAAAACGGAAATATACCAAAAGGTCCGATTACTGGAACAAATTCAACGAGCAACAGCAAAAGTCCTTTGAGAATATGGCTCATGCAAAGGCTGGGACGTATCAGCCCGAGCTAATAGGCGAATCTTTTTATAATTATGAGTCTAAAGCTTATTCTCGTGCGGGAGGGCCGACAAACACCACCACCACTCGGCGCAACAATATTGCTATTGCCCCTAAGCTTTGGAAATATACTAACATTAGGGCTGGAATGCTTCCGTATGAATACGGGCTTGACGGTGTAAACGTTCGGGATGCCATAGAATTAACTCAGAAAGCTTATGCTAATATAGCTGTTTTTAGAAATGCGGTTGACATGATGGCTGATTTTGCTAATTCGACATTGTATTTGGAGGGGGGCAGTGCAAAGTCTAGGGCATTTGTTAACGCGTGGTTAAAAAAGATTAAAATTTGGAGTTTAAAGGATCAGTTTTTTAGAGAGTTTTATCGAAGTGGAAATGTGTTTTTATATACCATCGAAGGGAAAATCAATGTCAGGGATTTTTCAAAGGTAAGAAATTTTGGACTAACTTTAAAAACTAATAAATTGCCTGTTAGGTACATTTTGTTAAACCCTTTTGACGTTGTGGCACAGCGTACAACTTCATTTGACGTAGCTGTTTATGCGAAAGTTCTTAGTGAATATGAAGCGGAAAGATTAAGAAATCCTAAAACCGACGAAGACAAGGAACTTTATGAAGCCCTTGATACAGACATCAAGACAAAAATAAAAAATAATTCATGGGCATTAAACGGTTTAAGAGTAAACCTAGACCCTAAAAGACTAAAGTATTCTTTTTACAAAAAGCAGGATTACGAGCCCTTTGCTATACCTTTTGGTTTTCCGGTTTTAGATGATATAGAGTTCAAGATGGAAATGAAAAAAATTGATCAATCCATCTGTCGCACTATCGAAAATGTGGTTCTTATGATTACAATGGGAACTACGCCGGACAAAGGGGGGGTAAATCCGCGAAACATAAGAGCTATGCAATCTCTTTTTCAAAATCAGAGCGTAGGGCGAATTCTTGTTAGCGATTACACCACCAAAGCTGAATTCATTATTCCTGATATACAAAAAGTTATTGGGCCGCAAAAATACGAAGTCGTCAATCAGGACATTAAGGAAGGTTTACAAAATATAATTTTAAATCAAGAAAAATTTGCGAGCACTGAAATAAAGGCTCAAATGTTTTTACAAAGATTGAAAGAGTCTAGGGATGCGTTTCTTAATAATTTTTTACAACCCGAGGTTAAACAAATCTGTAAAAACTATGGATTTAAAAATGCTCCCCTTGCTAAATTTGAAACTATTGATCTTCAAGATCCAGCTCAAGTGCAAAGAGTTATTACCCGTATGATGGAACTAGGTATTCTTCCTCCCGCCGAAGGTATCAAGGTAATTGAAACGGGAGTATTTCCAAATGCAAAGGAATTAGAAGAAGCCCAAGAGAAGTTTGTAGAAGATCGTCAAAAGGGATTTTACAATCCTATCGTAGGGGGAACCCCAGTTCCTATGGACTTCGAAGAGGAAGAGGAGATAGAAGAAATTCGACACCCGCAGGGCGCAAAGCTTTTAGAAAAACGTCGGCAATACGAAGAGAACAAGAACGCGGGTAAGAGTGCTGGCCGTCCGGGAAGGCCCCCGGGAGCTAAAACCTTAGCCAAGGCCACTTACTCTGTTACCGATATTAAACATATTGCTGATAAAACTAATGATCTGTACAACTCCTTGGCCACTGAAGCTAAAAAAGTTTTCAATAAAAAGCGTCTCAGTAAGGCTCAAAAAAATATGCTAGAAAGAGTATGTGAGTCGGTGGTGGTAGCCAAAGACAAAAAGGATTGGTTGGAGATTGGAAAGGGATGCATTAAAGATCCCAACAAATTGATTAAATTAAACCCGATGCCGCAAGTTCTGGAAATCAGCTCCAAACATGAGCTAGATGATTATGCTGCAGCTATTTTGTACCATAGCAGAAAAAATTCTCTCAATAAATAATTAGGTGTAATATTTATGAAACGATGTCGGATAATTTTAAATACAAGACCCGTTATGAGTTTACCGTCCACGCAACGAGCGACTTGGAAAATGACCTCAATATTAGTCAAGCTTCTTTAGATAATTTACGCCCTTTAATACCCAAATCTATTGATTTGGAGCGGAATATTGATTTGGTGGGAGCAGCTTTCAATGCAGCGATCGTCAATAAATTCAATAGAAACGGAGATGGTATCAACTCCGAAACCGCTGTTGACCTTATAGATTACTTCGTTAACAAGCCTACAAATATTGAGCATAAAAAGCAAAAAGTGGTGGGGCATATTGTCAACGCCGGGTTTGCCGACCTTGATAATAATAAGATTTTAGGCAATGCGGCGGCTCTTAGCACTAAAGATCCTTATTACATTTCATTAGCGGCAGTTATTTATAAGACTGTTAATAAAGATTTTGCGGACGTTCTTCTTCAGTCAAGTGACGAAGAAAGCAATTATTTCCATAAAATTTCTGCAAGTTGGGAATTGGGATTTAATGATTTTGTATTGGCGGTGGGTTCAAAGGACCTAAAAGACGCTGAAATTATTAAAGATCCTACTCACATTAATGAAATGAAGCATTTTCTAAAAGCTTTTGAAGGGGCCGGAACTTTAGATGATGGAACGCCCATTTACCGACTGGTGGTAGGGGAAGTTTTTCCGCTGGGGGTTGGGTTTACTACGAGTCCGGCGGCGGATGTCAGCGGCCTAATAGTTCAAAAAAATACAGATTTGGAGCTAAAAGACAAGCGCGAGGCAACGGTTCTCCAAAATTATTTTAAAAATAATATTTTAAAAATTTCCCAAAAGGAAAATAATAATGTAAAAAATACTAATACTATGGATATTACAGAGTTCAAAACCGAGTTCGAGAAGGTCCTCGAATCGAAGTTAGCGGACAATGCGGAATTCACTCAGGAAGCTGTAGCTAGTGTTGCTTCTCATGTTATCGACAAGATTCGTGAGAAGGACGCGGAGTTTAAGGCTGAAAGAGAGGCTGTTGAGGCTGAAAAGGCTCAGGCTGAGAAAGATGCAATAGAAGCTAAAGCTTCAATAGGAGACCTTGAGACAAAGTTGGAAGAGGCTACTGAGAAAATTAACTCACTAGAATCTTCCATTAACGCTGCTACGGCAGAACAGCTGTTCAATAGCCGCATGGAAGCTATCGACGAGCTTTACGACCTCTCTGATCAAGACCGTACGGTTTTGGCGAGCGAAGTGAAGATTCTCGAGGCTTCCGACGAGGCTTTTGAAGGCTATCAATCTAAATTGGCTTCCCTTCTTCTACATAAGAGCAAAGCTTTTAAAGTGGAGCAGGAAAAACAATTTGAAGCAAAGGTTCAGGAAGAGCTTGAGAAACGGTTATCTACTACCTCGCAAGAGGGTGTAGCTATCGCTACTAAAACTACTTCTGAAACCGATGAAACTGTAGAGGAAGTTGTGGAAAATATTGAGGTTCCACATGCGAGCATCGCTAATAATAACGAAGCTTCTTCCACGGAGGAGTCCTTGTCGGATCAATTCAGGCGGGCCTTTAATACCGAAAACATTTCAATAACCTATTAAACAAATAAACTACTATGGCACTTAGATTATACCCATTTAGGCAATATAACGAGACGGATGTCATCAACCTGTTTGCAAATCAGGTGGTAGACGACAACCCGTCAACTGACGGCAACGGTAGCGCAGGCGTAATGGTAAAGGTATTGAGCGGTAATATGAACCAAGATACTTTCGATCTTATCGGAAGTGATTACTTGGGGAAAACCGATTACCCGTTCTTGGGTGCTGACAAGTATCCAACGGTTCCTTTACGATTTGTGGCTGCCACCACCGGAGCTCCGGTCTTAGGCGTTACTCTTAATCAGACGATTAAGAACGACGAGAATGGAGAAAAACTTC